TGGATCAAAACTCTTCAGATTAGTCGTGCTCAAATTGGTCCATGTTGGTGCATTAACGCTCCAATTAGAAGGTTGAGTAGTCTGCGCAAGCCGAGTTGCAATACCCAGAGGCATTTTAACACCTGTACCATACAGAATAGCTTTGTCAAGAGCAAGACCTATTGCCTGCCCAAGGTTATCCATTATCTCATTAGCGAGATTTATATCACTGTCCTCCAAAATCGAGTTGGGAACCGGGATAAACCCACCAACTTTGTAAGCATCCACTTCAACCTGGCGAAAACCAAGTGCCAGCTCATTCAATTTGCCGGCCGCCTCAGTCCAAACCCCCTCAGGGACACTGCCGGCAATGGGCTGTCTTGCTTTGCCATTTACAGTTTTTATCCTTACCCTGTTAATTAACTTGCTATATCTATAAAGATTATCCCTTAACAGATCTAACATTACGTCTGGTATCGTAAGCTCTGCTCCAGTTACTGCCCTTTTCTCCTTGATAAGCTCCCTCGTGCGAGTTAAAAATTCCTTTACGTCTTCGCGATTAATTAGCTCAAGTACTGCTTCCCTTTCCATACCAGCAAAAAACTTACTTTTCCTCATTCGAAGATCTCCTCCTTCATTATTTTTCTTTACACTTCTTTCAGTTGGCATATTTTGCGGAGCCTTGTTATTGAGCTGTTCAAGCTCATTTTCTAGTTCCGCAATCTCATTCTCAAGTTTAGACTTCTGTTCCGCTAAATGCTGCTTCTCCTCTTCTAGCTTGTTGATATTCTCCTCAACTACAGCAAGCTCTTCATCAGTCTGGGCTTCCTCGATTGCAGCCTCAAGCTCTTCAGATCGTTTTTGAAGCCCCTTTTCCTGCTCAAGCAGTTCGGCCAGTTCGGCCTTTCGCTGTTCAATTTTTTTGGATATCATCAACTGTTTAAGCATTTTCTCAACCTCTCTTTCATTTGATTTTTTTTGATTTCAAGTTGTCTTTGTCTATGTTGCTCAACTTCAGCCTTACGGGCCTGTACTCCCGTTTGCTCATAAGCCGGGAAAGTAACAACGCTTACCTCATGCAGATCTATCTTTTTAAGCCGCCATTTCACAGTGCCATCTTCGCGCCATTCGGTTTCTTCGTCCAAAATATTGAAGCCAAAGCTGCACTGGTCTATATCGCCGCGCTTGACGCGTTCATACAAATTAACCGCATCGGTATCATTGGGATTGATTTTAATACGACTCCACAACCCCCGGCTGTCGCTTTTTAGTTCAAGTGTACCAACTTTATTTCGTCCAAGAACATAATTAGGATCATGATTTACTAAGGCCCGAATATCATTGCTAAGCGTGTCATCAAATGCTCCCGGTGCAATTTCCTCATATGCGCCTGGCCATAATTCCGTTTCTTGGTTATACACTGCAAAATACCCTTCAATGTACATTTCGCCATTTTGTTCTGCTCTGGTTTTTAAATTCGACTGCATGCTGCGGATCTGTTTGACATCTCTATTCATCCCCGTCATCACCTCCCTGAACAAGTTTCTTTTGGTCGCCAATCTTATCCAAAGGTATATAGTTCTCTAAAATTACCAATTCTGAAAGCCCTTCCTTGGGCGATAAGCCAAGCCAATCCCGGACCTCGTTACCGGTCATGATCCCGCGGACGTACATGTTGGATCCAACTTCAGCAAGCTCCTTGATGTTGTACGCATACAGAGAGCGCGGATTAAATTTAAAGTACAAATCTGGGCTGTAAAGAAGTTTTCGCGTAAGCTCTTGCTCAATTCCTTTTGCAATCGGCAAGATTGTAGAGTTGATAAAAGCGTTATATTCATCTTTGTTAAATTCTCCTACTCCCAAGAAAAATGCAGGGATACCAAAAATCCCTGCAACCGTCTTTTTGTCCAACTCCACCGCTTCATTTATGGCCAGGTCTTGAAGAGACAGAGGCCTAACTTGCTCCACCTTTGCGAGATCTGCCGGTATTACCCACGGTTTGCCGCCGCTTGTTTCGCTGATGTATTTCCGCAATATCTTGTCTCGGCCTTCTTCGGAAGCAAGTTCTTCTGTCATCGCATCTACAGCGATGATAATACTCGGTTTCCATTTGTCGGACATAAACCCCTTCTTTGTTTGGGCAGCCTGCTTCAGATTGTCAACCACATCCTTAAGAGCCACGCGGAAGCCTGTCCCTAAATACGGTTTCTCCGGGTCCGGGTTGACAATAAAGTGCAAAATTTCGTCATAGTTATATGTCTGTCCTTCGTATGCCACCTGATATCCATCGGGTGTATCAACAAATTGCACTCTCGATGGTTTAAATGGTATTAGATCTTCAATCAATCCATCTCTTATTACGGGATATACAACGCAGTTGCCTTTGCCTTCGAGTAGCATGGTGCTAACAATGTTGTACATCCAAGCCTTTCTAGTCGTTAGCTTGTAAGGATTTATATCAATTTTGCGTGACAGCTCATTTTTAACTCTAATGTCACCATCCTCGGTATTACGCATCAAATAAATTGTCATGCTGGATATTAAATCTGCAATCTTATGAACAGCAATGCGGACCTCGGGATTATCCGAAAGTCTTGTATAACCGGGTATGCAAAGTGTGTCATACGCTTCATCGGTTAAAAACCAACCTATAGTAGGCTCTGCCCTTACTTTTCGTTTACCATTTTTTTTTAAGAAGTTTAACAAACCCATTTATGCACCGCCTTTCAGCCATTCACTTGCTTTATTTGACTTTTCCATATTTTCAAGCATTCGGATCGCTGCAAACACCGCTGCATCAAATAAGTCAATCCGCTGCGTGCTCTCAATTTTTTCGTACTGGACCATATCATCTGTTTTTTCGATGGCCCGAACATTCTGAAGGCAATACTCAAATGCTTCAGAATGCAGGTAATAGAATTTCCCGTCCTTGGCCATCTTCTCTATGCGTCTGAAGCCTTCAGATTTTTTATAGTAGTACTGTGGTTGATCCACAATGTTAAAGCCTTTTTTCTTCATTTCCAAGAAAAACTCACGTCCAAACTTGCGATCAAATCCTACCTGCTTTATCTTAAAGCCCATATTTCGCATCTTAACGAACCAATTAACCACATCCGAATAATTAACCGTCGGATTATTACACATGGTCAGCCAGCCATCATCCTGCCATCCAAACAGCGGTATATTGTCTTCTTCCGCTTTCTGATGTGCAGCCACTATCGGGAAAAAAGCATGTGTAATTGCTATATCCACGCCCTTGTAATGCCCGTATAGCGCTGCTGCCGTAAGATCATGCATCTTTGAGAGATCAGCGCCACCGTACCAATCAATTTTGAACTTCGCTAACTCTTCAATCGTCCAGTTATACTTCTTATCGCTGTTCCTGAATTCTTCAAGGTTAAAATATGCCTTCATTGAAGAAGTATAAATGTTTAAAGATTTAGCGAGAAAATCTTTGCGCTGCTGTGGATCATTCTGGGCTTGAAGAGCATCATTCATGATGTCGGCCGGTCGGATTGTTATTCCATAGTTGGGATTAGCTTTTTCATGCTCAATTGGGTTTGTATAATCCACGTTCCCATTTTCATCCTCATCAGCCTTGCAGATGAAAATGAAATATGAATCATCCTGTATAAGCCCATCCAAAACCTTCTGGCAGTATTTAAGCCTGTTATAACAAAAGCTGTTCACATCGTCCCCGGCTGTCGTGATACCGATTACCAGCTTGTTTGTATAGGCCTTTGTGGCTTCTTTTAGCACGTTATACTGTTTCGGAGATTTATAAGCATGAATCTCATCAGCGATGATAATATTTGCGTTGAACGAATCCTGTGCATCCGGNTTNCCNGCCAGNGCCTCAAGATGAATACTGCCGCCATCCAGGTTTTCATGCGAAATAGAGTGCTCCATGTTATTGTCTAAGATGCGCCAGCCGTCGGATATGGCCGCATTTTTGTCCGGATAGAGAACCGTCGTCAGATTGTAGGTCCAGTTCTCGAAACTTTCCATTGCTTGTTTTAGAACATAACCTACAACGTATACGGTCGATCCGCTCAAGCGCTCAAGTATACTCAGGGCCCAGGCCAATGCAGAGACAAACAAAGTTTTACCATTCTTCCTGGGCACATAAATAAACGCCTCTTTAAATCGGCGTTCTTTTGTGCCAGGTATATAGAAAATCAAAATTCCGTATACAACAAACTTCTGCCATGGAGATAACAAAAAAGGTTTTCCTCGTAATGGCGTACCGTCGAGGGTTTCCCCTTTCCGATGTTTGAAGGTTTTTTCGATGATCCCGATAACAAAATCAGCGTCCCTGGTTCTGATTTCCCACTTGCCCGACTCTATATCATTCAAAAACCGCCTGCAAGCTTGTATTCGTTCTTTATTAGCAACGATTTTCCCGCTAACAACGCCTTGTGCATACTCCAATACCTCCGCAGCATATTTGCCGGTGATTTTCATTCAGCATCAAGCCCTTTTAGAGCCGCGGCAAGTGCAGATGGTTTCTTTTTGGCAAAAGCCTTGTCATCGGCTTTAAGCAGCCCCTGCGGAGTGAGTCCAAGCTGTGTAGCATATGCAAGAATATCCTTCCGGAGTGANTCAAGGGTTGTAACAATAGGCGCCTTCTTAGTGCCAGTGTTGGTGTATTCATCAAACCTATAACCCGATTCAATAAAGCGCTGTGTCAGTACTCTGTACTGTTCATGGAGTTGACAATATACCTGGATGATGGGCTCGAATTCGGGTTTGTATACACCGAGCGACTTCATCTGATCTCTGACCTGGTTTATGAATTTTTTTGGCCTGCCCATCTCATCATCAACTCCTTTCCAGTTTTTGGGCNGATAAAAATTTTCAGCGCTTGCCGGAGAGGGAAATGTCTCCCACGCGCCGGTCTCCCAATAAACTATTTATTTTTCTCAAGGAGGGGGGATATCCTTTCGACCCATCGCCTTCCTTTCTCNGTCAACTCATTCGTGTTTCTATCATGCATCTGATTATGGCAGGCTTCACATAAGCTAATCAAGTTTCTATTATCTAGCTTTAAGTCAGGTCTTTGCTCAATCGGTATAATGTGATGCACTGTAGTAGCTGGTGTTGTCCTGCCGTATCGTTTACATTCTCTGCACAGATATTCATCTCGTTTTAGTATGTTTTTTCTCTTGTTTTCCCAGCGTTTTGTTTTGTAAAACTTTTCTGACAATTTCATTACCCCTTTTATTTTACACCCCTTGGCCCCGCCCCTGCCTCGCGATGGTGTGTACTACCCTCCGTTTCCGGCATCCTACAAACCAAAAGCCGCCCTCCCGGACGGCTCCTCAGTATACAGTATGAACTATTTCACTTTAAAATATATACACTATTTCACACTATCATTATATCATACAAAGTACTTCACNGATTGCCATTTTTCTGCCACGTTTTTTATTTATACCTTGGTTTATACCATTCCGTTGGAATATTAGCTATACACTTACAACGTGGACGGTCATCGTTAAATATACAGCCGGTACAATAGTCATCGTGGCTTTTGCAATATTTAACGAGCCATTTATATACCCACATAGCAATTTTATTCTTCATTCCATCACCTCCTACTTTTATCTAAAATTATAACAAGAAGACTCCCACCTCTTTAGGTGGTGGATGAATTGTTAACATAATCCTTTAGTATCTTAACCACTAAGTTGTTAAAACTTCTACTGTCTTGTTTTGCTAAATTTTCTAATTGTTTTTTCAACTCCTTTGGTATTGTGATTATAGTTCTTACATTGTCTTTAGAAATTGCCATATTACATCACCTCAAAATGATTATATCACTATTACATCTATTTGACAAGATGATTACACTATGATATAATTAAATTAAAAAAAGAGGTGAAATGCTGTGTTAAAGGCTTACAGATATAGATTATATCCAAATAATAAGCAAATAGAATTA